CAGCTCGGCATCGATGTAGGTTGCGTCCTTCTTCCAGTGGTAGCCGGTCAGAGCCAGCTCCACCAGAGATTCCGTCACAGGATCCCGGAAGGCCGTGTAAAGTTCCACCCGAACCTCGTCATAGGTGTAGTAAACCTGGCCGTCCGCAAAAGTGGGATCCGACCCGGTGGACAGATAGCAGATATAGGGCAAAGCCGGAGCTTGCTCCTCCGGCCAAGCCAGATAAGTAACAGGCAATCCGGTGCTTCCCAGCACCGTCACCAAATTTTCCAATGCGATAAAGCACCTCCTTATTGCCGCCTCAGGCGGCCTCGGCTCCCCTCGTAGGGGAGCTGGCAAAAATCTCTGATTTTTGACTGAGGGGTTTCGCGTCCGATCCGGACACAGCTCAGCTCCGGCCCACCCGGATCTTGACATCCTCCTCCAGGATCTCGGCAGCCTGGTCGGCGGCAGGCTGGATGTGCGGTTTTCCATCCACCCGGCCGCCGGAAACTTTGGCATGACCGTCTTCCAGCAGATGGGTCAGCTGATAGTCCGTTTTGTTGTAGATCTGCATCCGGATGTCATTGGGGCTCTCGTAGGCCGTTTTCTTGGCCCAGCCCGTGGCATAGTCTCTCGTGTCCTTGGGAGAGGTCTGCTGCAGCACATCTACGCAGGTTTTCGCTGCCGACTTGACGGATTTTTTCACATCCTCCGCCACTTCGGTGCCATACTCCCGCAGCTCCGCCGCGATCGCATCCGCCAGGTCTTCAACCGTCACCGTGGCCATCAAACCCCACCCTTCTTCTCCAGGTAGAGCTCGATCTCCTCCGGGTTAGGCTGGAAAGTACGGTATACGCGGTACCGCTGACCGCCATACACAGCGGTCAGCTCGCCGTCGTATTCGTCCGCCCAAACCGTTGCCACAACGGAGGGCTTAACACCCCGCTGCCCCACAGCGGCCCACTCGGCCCGTGTGACACTCCTCAAGGAGCAGAAGACATCCCTGCCGGGCATCTCATCCTCAATCCATTGCTTCTGGGAATCCTGAGTGCGCGTCACCTGGATCAGGGAGATCACATCCGTCTTTTCCACGGTCAGTCCTCCTTTACGGTATAGTCGCTACTCAGGGACAGGGCAGCTTTCAACCGCTCATAGGCAGCCTCCCATTTTTCTGGCTGGTCATCATACCCAAAGTGGGCTTTCAGGTACAGCTTCACCGCCTGCTTGATCAGGGGATCCTCCGCACTCAGCCGGGCAATGCCCACATTCCGCATATCCAGGTATGCAGCCGCTGCGGTTTGACGAATTTCTTCGTCCAGATTACCGGAGGACCGCCGGAGCCAGGTCCTGGCCTCCGGCAGCAGTGCGGCGGCAAATTCTGTCGCCTGCACAATGGTCATGAGACATTCCTCCTTTTATCCGGACTCATTCCGCGGCAGCGGCAGCCTCCGCAGGACCCTTCTTGATCACGATAACGCCGTTGGGATCCGTGATCTTGCCGTCACAGATCAGCATGACCCTGGTCTTCTTCTTGTTGGTGTCGTGGTCGATCCAGTGGACGACGATCATCTGCATGTTGGAGTTGAAGACGTAGTGCTTCATGTTCATGAACACAGCAATCACGTCGCCATCCGCTGCGTCAGCGTAGGGAGCGATAACATCGTCCTCCACAGTCTCAACGTCCTTGCCGCCAAAACGGTAACGCTCTTCGCCCTCAGTGCCGTAGTTGACCCGGCCCACAGGCTGGCCGATCTCATCCACCATACCGTCGATGTGGGTCTCAAAGGTACCCTGGGCCATGTAGAACTTGCCGCCACGGTAGCGCTTCTTGATCTTGGAGAAGACCAGGGACTTCCAGCCCTTATAGGAAGCGACTTCTGCAGGAGACATCACGACCACGTTGGTCACTCTGGGATCGTTGCAGACGCCCAGCATCTGACCGTTACCGTTGCCGGAGAAGACGCCCTTCTCCACAGCTGCCATAATGGCTTCCACTGCCAGTTCCACGAACAGATTCTGGAACTCTTCGATGGTAGCCACACTGGCCAGAAGCGTCTGGGCAATTTTGCATTCCAGGCCGTAGTAGCTGAACTGGACGGAATTCTTGGCGGACAGTGCCTGGTCTTCACTGGCGTTTTCCCCCACCCAGGTAGCAACAGGGTTCAGATCGGCGATGGGGATTTCCACGCCGCCCTGGATATTCAGATGCCGCAGCTGCTGGAAGATCACGCCCCGCTCCTTCAGTTCCCGGATGATCTCCTTGACCATGGTGGTGGGGATTGCAGCGCCGGCGCCTACGGCAGTGGTTACGGCAGCGGCATTCTGGAACCTGGCAGGCATGGGCTCATGCCGGCAGGCATAGTTCATGAATGCGGTTGCGTACTCTGCAGAGACCAGGATATCCTGGGAGCCGTTTCTCATGCCGTCTGCCTGGGGCAGTTCGCCGCCCAGGTTCTGCAGCGCCTGGGGAACGGCAGCAGCACCCTGCAGTGCTGCGTAGTTGGCCTGGGCAGTACAGGTATCTTCGTACTGTCTGTCCAGGGCCTCGATCTTTGCCTTGGTGGCGTTGAACTGCTCGATGTTGCCTGCATCCAGGAAGTTCTTTGCCTCATTCATCAGCTGATTGCGCTGATTCAGATACTGTTCTCTGGTCATTTTGTTTTTCCCTCCAAAATAAGATAGTTATATTCCGCCTGGGCCTTGGCTTCGGCGGTCCGATTATTGAAATGCCGCTTGGCATACTCAATTACATTGGCAGGCAGCAGCCCGGAGTTGTAGCTTGCCGCCAGCCGTACAGGTTCGGCAGTCTGGGCAAACATCATCCGGTCCACAAACCCTTCTTTCACAGCTTCCTCCGCCGTGAGCCAGGTCTCCTTGGCCATCAGCTCCAGGACTTCTTCCTGGGTCTTACCAGTCTTCTGGACGAAGGCCGTAGCCAGCGCCCGGTCTGCAGATGTCAGCACCCCGGCTGCATGCTCCATAGAGCGGTGATCACCCTGGTTCCGGGCGCTCACATTGTGGATCATGATCTGGGCCACCGGGGAGATCTCGGATTCTCCCGCCATAGCCACCACGGCAGCGGCGGAGGCTGCCAGGCTCTGGATCTTAATGGTCACAGGCCCTTCATAGGCCCGGAGCATGGTATAGATCTCCTGGCCGGCCTGGACATCACCGCCGCCGGAATTCAGCAGCACTTCCAGAGACTGGCCCTTGGCCTCATCTACGATGCCGCGCACCATGTTGGGACTGGTGGCTTCAATCCCGAAAAAGTCATAGACCCAAAGCTCATCATCCGGAACGATCACGCCCCGGATATCAATTCTCGGCATTTTCCGTTACCTCCTTTGTATTCACTTCCGCCGTATCCAGACGGCGGATCAGCTTGTCACCCCCGGGCACCGGTGCCAGGTTAAAGGCTTCACGCCACTCGTTGGGGGTCATGGCACCCCGGTCCACCATCTCCTTCAGGTTCAGCTTGACCTGCATACTGGCGGTGGTCAGATTGGAAGACTCCAGCATCAGGAAGTTTCCGTAGCTGCGCTTCTTCCGGCTGAACAGCTTCCGGCTATGCTCCTCGCCCCATTGGATCACATCCGGCTCCACCTGGGCCTCGTAATAGCTGTTCCACTCGTCATCCGTATAGTTGGACATGACGATCGTCTCGTTGGTGTTGAGGGCGGCATAAAACCGCTTGACCACCCGGTCCATCTGGGCCGAGTTTGGCACATAATCGTTGGGCTTGATCTGGATTGCCTCGGACTTACTGTCCGTGGCCGCCACACCGAAACCGCCCTCCGAAGAGAGGAACTGCTCCGCGAACTCCTTCGCTTTCTTCTTCAGGTCCTCCGGGTTCAAATTGTTGGTAAACTTCAGCAGCCACCGGATGATGGCACCGTTTTTGATGGCATTGACGATTCCCCGGTCTATGGAGCCGATCTGCTCCATCAGCGGCAACAGCAGATCCACTTTACTGCCACCCCAGAAATCGCCGCCGGTGCAGGGGTCTCCCCGCAGATGGATCAGATCAGAATAGGCAAAGACGAAGCTCTTGCCGTTGCGCATATAAAACCGGATATACAGACGGCCGGCCTCATCGTATTCCGCCTGGGCCATGGTGGCTGCGATGGGGTACAGCCCAACGGGGAAACCGTTGTCGTCCCGGGCGATCATGGCAAAGGCGTGATTATTGATCTTCAGGCATGCCGCCATCCATTCCCGGTATTTCTGGCCCGTCATCCAGGGATTCGGTTCTTCCATCAAAAAGCGGATGTAAGGCTCCGGATTTACCTTCAGCACCGGCTCCCCCTGCTCATTAACGGTCCGCAGGATATGCTTGGGCACCGCTTTGCCCATAGCATTTACATAGGGCCGGATGGCACTCATGACAATGTCCGACTTATAGACATTGTCGTTCCACACCAGGGTATCGCCATCGATGGAAACCATTTTGAAAGCCGTTCCCTGGGTGGTGGGCGACCGGTTGCCGAACCGGGCCCGGATTCTCGATACAAGTCCCGTAGGGATCCCTCCTTCATGAGATCATGGATTCGTATTCCTCCTGCTTGTCCTGCAGGACGGTATAAGCGTCCAGAAGCGCGGCGGTGCCGTCGATTCTTCTGGTGGGCTTGCTGGTCTTGTGGGGCTGGATATTGCCGTTTCTGTCCTCCTCATAGGCGGTGTTGGCCAGGCACCACTTGTCGATGGGGTTGTTGTTGTAAACGATCAGCTTGCTGCCCAGATCATTGCGCAGCCGCTTCATAGGATCCGACAGGGTGCGTTTGCCCTGGTGGATGGGGATCATAGCCGTTTTGCCGAAGGCACTTTGCATATCCTCCACCCAGTAGGGAGCACTCCAGGCATCATAGCCCACATAGGAGATGTAAATCCCCAGTTCTTCCTGGACCTCCAGGAACCAGGCTTTCACATCCCTTTTGTGGACCTTATTGCCGGGGCTCAGCCGGAGCAGCCCCCGGTCATGCCAACGGTCGTAGGGGATCCGATCCTCATGGACCCGCCGCTCCAGCAGGTCTTCCGCCAACCAGTACATACCCAGGGAAAATATCTTCGGGCAGCCGGGCACCATGAACAGCACTTTTGCTGCGGTCAGATCCGTAGTGCTGGAAAGGTCTGCACCGCCGATGCCATAACGGGGATACGGCAGTTCTTCTTCC